ATGTCGAAATTGAACCTCTGGCTCGCAACCGCGCTGATTTGCGGTGTGTGGCCTTCCGCGTTTGCACAAAACGCGATCTCCGCAAAAGCTGGGCTCGTCCAGGTGTCCGACGGCGAGGTTTTCGTCAACAACACCGCCGTTGAACACAAAATGGCGCAGTTCACTGATCTAAGGAATAAGGATGTTCTGACCACCGGCGAAGGGCGGGCAGAGGTGCTCCTGACTCCTGGCGCCTTCCTCCGCATGACGGATGCGAGCGGGGTTCGAATGGTCTCCACTCGCCTTTCAGATGTCCGTCTGGACATATTGAAGGGGGAGGCGGTCATTGAAGTCGCCGAGCTTCTGACCGACAACTTGATCACCGTAAGCGTTGGCAGCGCCGCCTTCGAACTGCGCAAGGGCGGCATCTACCGTTTTGATGCCGAGCCTGCCCGGATTCGCGTCTATCAGGGCGAGGCAGTGGCCACCGCCGGCGACAAGACCGTCACCGTGAAGGGTGGCCACGAGTTTGCCGATAGCGGGAGCGGCTGGGCTTCGGGCCGTTTCGATACCAAAGAGACCGATGCGCTCTACCGCTGGAGTTCTCGCCGTTCCGGAAGTATCGCTGTTGCGAACGTTTCGGCCGCCCGCCAGGCGGGCAGCAGCTACGGCGTTTACTCAGGGTTTATGAACTCCGGACTCTACAGCACCCTCGGGATGGGCATGTTCGGCGCGGGAACAGGTACGTATGGATTGGGCGGAAGCTGGCTGTATAACCCGTATTTCGGCATGTTCACCTTCATGCCGTTCGGCGGCACAGCCTGGTCGCCTTTTGGATATGCCTATTACACGCCAGTCACCGTTGGAAACGTTTACGCCTACGCCCCCCGGAGTCCGGTGACGCAGATTGGGGCCGTCAGGGGCACTCCTGGCTCAGTCTCAGGCGCTCCGAGCCGCTCGCTTCCTGTCAGAACGACGCCTGGCCTCACCACGAACCAGGGGTTGCATGCCTCCGCGATCACTCGTGGCAGCGTGGTGGGGGCTCCGCGCACCGGATTCACGGGCAATAACGGGAATTTCGCCGGGAGCTACGCCGGTAATTCGTCGTACGGGGGAATGTCTAGCGGGAACTCTTCGGTCTCCAATTCCGTTTCGGTCTCCTCCTCACCGGCGCGCAGCGCTGGTGGCGGCGCAGCGGTTAGCTCGGGCGGCGGTGGTGGCGGCGCCGGGCCTCGTGCCCATTGAGTTGCGACGTTTCAGAACTGCGGGATTGAAGACGGGCGCAGCCAACTGGCTGCGCCCGTTTTCTGTTCTGGGCCCGTCGCGCGTCGGTAGACGGGCGGCTGACTTTGAGCCGATTCAGGCGGATTGTGCCGCGTTGCGTCTGTACCGTGCTGGTGACCTTCAATCCCAGCCGGCGTGGGGGCACCAGGCAATCGAAGACGAGGACGTCCGCAGTCGGTCGGAGCCCCGCAACGCTCTTCATACGCCGTCTACTCTTCCGCCTCTGCTCCGCTTTCGGCGAGGCCGCCAGGAAACGCGGGTTGTCGCCGTCGACCAAGTACTCGGCTTTGGCAAGCTGGCGATCGTGCCACCGCCGAAGCTGTCTACCAACTGGCGCGAAGATGTCTCTCCGACTCACGGCTGGCTTGGCTACACGCTGGCATGTCAAAGCCTCTGCTGAACTCGCGCCTCGCTGCGTGACGGCTGGCGTGTTCATGAACACCGCGGAAGCGTTCACTATTTGTCCGGCGCCGGCTCATCAATTTTGAGGAATTGATCTGCCTTAACGTTCCGCAGCATCTGCTTAATGCCGCTGGGCCACCGGATCTCAATGGAGGATATGTCCTTCTCGGGGCCCAAGCCAAAGTGAACGCGCTTGTCGCTGGAGGACATGAATCCCACGCTGATCGACACGTGATTGTATAACTTCCGGCCCGAGGCTGTTGTTAACGTCACCTTAGCTCCCACCGCATCTCTCGCGCTCTTGTGGCCGGTAAGGCCGAGGATGAGCCAGTGGTTCCCGCTGTTCGCCGTATTCATGAGAATCCTGGGTTTTTCATTCAGCCCGGTTACTACGATATCGAGGGAGCCATCGTTGTTCAGATCGCCCAGTGCCGAGCCCCGGTGAAAGCCTTTGACCAGGAAGTCCTTGCCCATCTCGCTGGAGACATCGACGAAAGTTTTACCGTTTACATTTTCAAATAGGGTGTCGTGGTGCCGTGAGTCTTCGTTGACATCGTCTACGTCTCCATTCGCGGAATAAATGTCCTTCCAGCCATCGTTGTCGTAGTCGATAAATGCATTGCTCCAGCCGGAAAAGGCGGCACTCAGCTTCTTGATCTTTGACTCGTATGAGTAATATTGGAACAAATCCCCGCGATTCCTCAAGAGCGCCCAAATCTGGCCGACGAGATTGTTGTAGAAGATGTCGACTTTCCCATCGTTGTCAAAATCTTTCGCGTCGGATCCCATCGACGAGCCTGTCTGCGCATTGTCGTTATACGCAACTCCCATCTGGAGACCGACTTCTTCGAAGGTCCCATTCCCCTTGTTTATGAAGAGCGAGTTCGGGTCGGTGTCGTTGGCGATGAAGACATCCATCAAACCGTCGTCGTTGAAGTCGGCAATCGAGATGCCCATGCCCTTCCCCGGCGACGCTCCGAAACCTGATTTATCCGTCACATCGGCGAACTTGCCGTTGCCCAGATTGTGGTACAGCCTGTGTGGGACGCTTGGATAGCGGCGTGGATCACAGTAGTAGTCCCTGCTTCCCATGAAGCAGTGGATGTCCAGCGCCGGGGTCCAGAACGTGTAGTTTGACACGACCAGGTCCAACAGTCCGTCGTTGTCGTAGTCAAACCAGGCTGCCACCACGCTGAGCGTCTTATCTGGTTTCGACCCAATGCCAGACTCTGCGGTTACGTCAGTAAATGTGCCATTCCCATTGTTGCGGTACAGCACGTTCTTAACGGCACTACAAATGAATAGGTCCTCATAGCCATCATTGTTGAAGTCACCGACCGCGACGCCAAAATTATAGTCGAGTTGTGAGCCTAACAATCCAGCCTTTTCGGTGATATCCTCAAAAGTTCCGTCCCTCCTCTGGTGCAGAAGGCAATTGTAGAAGCTCGCGTCAACCTTGCGCATTTCTGGGAATTTTGCGCCATTCGTGAAGAAGACATCCAATAGCCCGTCGTTGTCATAGTCGAACAGCGCAACACCGCCGCACATTGGCTGAGGAAAGTATTTCCTGCCGGTAAGGCTATTATTGGATTTGTAGGTAATCTGGGAGCGCGAGGCCACGTCCACAAACCCCGGACGCTTGCTGGTCTCCGCGGGCTTTCCGGTCTGGAGAGCAAGAACGTAGATGACGCAGATTACCGGCACTGCCAACAGGGCGGAACGCTTCAAGCGAGACCTCTACCGCAGAATAGCTTACCCGGTGGCGAGGCGCAGGATCGGTGCGGCTTATGTCCTGACCTGCACCGATAAGTTCCTCCCGGAGAATGTGTTGGGCCCCTGCGGAACCGATGTGATGTCCATGTTCAGCCTGGTTCCTTCCGCCAGCGCCAGAGTCCCAGGGGGACAGTACGACTCGGATTCGATCGCTCCCTCTGGAACAGTCAGCGTTGCCACCGGGTTCCCATTCGCTTTTACTTCGACGGTGATGCTGCCGCCGGAGGGTGCCGAATCGACAGTAGCCTGAACGTCTCGGACAACGCGCGTCCGGTCGGTGGAAACGGAGTTTGCCGCGTCCCGTTCGACGGAAAGGCCTCCAGACGCCTGCAAAATGAGTGCGGCTCCCTCGAAGGTGCGCAACCCGCTGCCTCCGTCTCCGAGGTAACAGACACTCCGCCCAGGACCAGTGCCTCTTGCATTCGACAGATACAACTCGGCGCCAGCAACCCGCCGATTCGGGAAAAGAGGTTTGTACTGGAAATCGGTGTGTGCGGGGTTGGCGAAGAATCCCGCGCCCAGCGGTACGGTGTGCAGAACCCTTTCCAGGACGACGGTGGCCGCTCCCGCCGAATGAGCGGCCGCCGTTGAGCCTGCTACTCCCCTGCTGATCCACCGCGCCAACCCATCCTCGGTCACTTCATTGACACAGATTATTTCCGCATCGACTTGAATGTACGTGTTGGCCGGCAGGGATGAAACGTCCGCGAGTGGCAGCGTTAGGCTGTCTGACGCAAGTACAGCGCTTAGCGCGAATGACACTGCGGATGATGTCTCGTCATTCGAGTACGTCGCCAGAAGTGCTTCGCTAATCGTGTTTGTTCCTGTCAGCGTTTCAGTAGCAATGTTCCGCAGCACCAGCGTGCCGTCGGCGGGCGCCTCCAGGACGTAATCGGGCGCTGGTGGCACGCGGCTGTCCATCAGGCTCCCGGAGCCTCCGTCTAGCGTGTATCGGGACACGAAAGACTGTTCCGCGGGCGCTTCCAGCCCGCTGGCAGTGCGAGATCTGCCAATGATCTGAATTGTGAGGCCTGCGGAGTTTGGAGCCTCCCAAGTGATCTGATCTCCGTAGGACCTTCCGGCCAGCCGCCAACTCTTGTCCGCGATCACAATCTCATCTCCGTCCGCGAGACCGTCGGGCAGTGGCTCAACAGTGTTGAATGTTGTGCTCGTGTTGGCGGCGACCGTGCCCTGCCAGCCAGTCGCCTTGCCCGTGACCACGGTCAACGCGCTGCCCACAAACCGGTCATTCTCGTACCCTCCGTCGGTCACCTGAATCGCGCTGGTCGGCAGGCCCAGGATTGCGAGTTGCCCGGTCAGTTCCTCTCGCCAGTAGAAATCGGCGTGATCGTACCTTGGGTCAGGCGGGCGCATCGGTGAGACATCGCCGCCGTGATCTGTCCAGGACGCGAGATCTGCGGCAATATCGTCGAGGTACAGCAAGTCGGATACGCTCTCGCCTCGATATATCCGCAGGCCGGTGGAGCCCTTTGGCGCGGCGAGCCCATTGATCGTAACGTTGAAGCCCATTTCCATGGCCCCCGTCGCCACTTGCACAATCTGAGATAGCCTGGATTCTTCACCCGCACCATTCAGCGCTGTCGCCGCATAGTACAGAGCCCGCGTGCCCGGTTTGAGCCCTCCGCCTGAAGCGGTCGTGGCCGGTAGTTTAATCCCGGGAGCAGGTAACGCAGCGACCTGCTGCCTCGGGGGGCGGAACCGAACCACCAGCAGCTCCTTCGCCCCTCCATCGGCCAAAGCGTCCGACGACTCCTGAACATCCAGCATGTGGCCGTTTTCAGTCGTGTACGTGTAGCCGGCAATCGGGAACGGCGTTCCGGAATTGATTGCTGACGGCCACCCCGTGGAGCTGCTGCTCACGGCTGTCCCGGTCCCGTACCACCCGTCGTCGTGCGTTTGCGCCAGCACGTCCACCGTTTCGAAGTTGAGCCCAGGGCTGAGACGCAGCACTCGAAAGGGCGCCCGGCTCAGCTCGTAATCGCTGCTTGTCAACGTGATGATGTCACCCGGCTGCATTCCCAGGCCTTTGATTGTCGTTGAGAATTTGGCGAACAAGTTGCCGTTGATGGTCCGGGCGAGTTCCTTTGACAGAACGCGCTCAGCCTGGGATTTCGTGGGAATGCCGAGCGCTCTGAATATGCCCGGGACCTCACTGCCGGCCCGCGCAACATCATCCAGATCGACCAGCGAGAGGCTCCCATTCAGATAGTCGTTGAGGGAGTCCTGAAACTCCACTGTCAACCGGTTGGGCGTCTGGCTTGTCGGCTGGCAAAACAGGCGTAGATCGATGTCTCCCTGATTGTTGGCCAGGATTGTGCAGTCTCCTGTCGATCCGTCGTTAGCTTCAAACGATGGCCATCCATCGTTCAGGGGCGACATCGCATTGGAATGTACAGCTCGCACCGGCTGTTGACTGCCGATGGGCCCCTCGACGATCAAGCTGAGCTGCCCTTGTGCGTTGAGCCGGAGCAACACTTGCGCGCCCTGGCGCAGTCCACGGATGACGTCGACCGACGGCTTCCTGCCTAGCAAAGCATAGTTGAACGCTGCACGAGCTTCAACAAGCGTCAGATCATCCTCATCCGGGATCGGAACTGCCTGGTCCAGGTACGCTGCGGAAATTGCGAAGCTGGGTAGGTCCAAATCGGAATTCTGCCACCCGCACCGCTTAAGCACGTCGAGCAATGCCCATGCTGGATTCGACGTAAAGAAAGGTTCCAGCGCCTTTCCTTGTGCGTCGTATCGTTGTAGAACCAACCCTTGCGCAAGTACTTCAATGATCGGAAGTGAGTTCGAGCTGACGAGACTCGCGGGGACGTGGACACTCACAACGGCCATGCTTCCATGCGGATCGCTGACTGGCTGGCCCTGGCTATCCGCAAAGTTGGGGTCGAACGCTCCATTTCTGCTGCCCGTCGTCAGCACGTCATACCAACCGGTGGCCGACATGTTCGTTCCTGGCACGCCGAGCGGCAACTCTATCCCATTTACCCAGAGCCGGCATATGCCCTGAATCGGACCCGATCCTGCCAGTGCTTCACAAATCAGGAAGTTGCCGTCATTCCAAGCCCAGATCACCGGGGCCGGATAGCGCGCAGTCCCGTAAACGAGGGGTACTGCGTCGTTGGTTCTGGCTCTTCCATCCACGGCTTGCGACCAGAATCTTTGTGACGAGCCCGAACTTCGCACGAGCGAGGTTGATGGCAGGAACTGGAACCCGCCGAATCTCGCCGTCGCCTGCCCACGGTGGTCCTTTTCCCACATGCCGCGCGCGACGCAATCCGCCTTGGATCCAGTGCAGGTCGTGAAAGGGCCCCCGCTTGCGTCCACATTGCCGCAGCCACCCGTTACATCAGCGGAGTAACCACAGGGATAGAAGCGGCTGTGCGTGCCCTTGGTGCCTCCACTCGTCGCTTCCGTGCGTTCTGCCGCATCCCGCGGGAAAGACCAGGGGCACCTCTGCTGAATGCGGGTCTGTGGAAGAGCCAGCCTCTGTAGGCTGAACCGGCTGATGAAGTTGATGCGGCCCACGCTCGTGGTCAGTTCTTCCGGCGCATCGCCGACACCCGCGAATACGGCCTCCGGCGTGGAAGCGATCTGGCAGCTCTCCGGGTCCAGGAACGCGAAGCGTACCAGGAGCGTGCATCCCTTCAGGTTTTCGGCATGATGCAATCGAGTCACGTAGCCGTCGGTGTTGGCCAGTTCCACCGTCATCCGGTTGCCCCAGTCTGAGCCGTCGTCTGCGAGCAGACCGATGCTGAATTCGCTGCTGTCCACCACGCGCGGGCTATAGACAACGTTTTGCCACGTCGCGTTGTGGGTACTCCATCGCTCCACTTGGCCGTCGGCCAAAGTGCAATCGAACAGCAGGACGGGCGTCAGGAGCTCTTCTGCGTATTTGTGCTGATGAACGGGAACCATGGGCGCCTTATTCTCCTAGCCTTGCCACGACCGTCGCTTCTGCGGAGATGGATCCTCTCTCCTCGGAACTCACAACCAGCAGGTCATCTTTGAATCTCGCGTTTGTGAACAAGCCTTGCCTTCCCGCGGATTTTCGGTACTCCGGCGAGCACGCGCCAAACTCGGCATGCACGCCGCCCAACTCCACTTCGCCGCCGGCTGGTATCGCGATCGCAAACGTCACTTGTTCCGAAGTGCCGCCCGGCGTTGCCGAGAACATGTACTCTTGCCACTGTCCACACAACGTGACCGTGCGTCGCTGTGTGCCGATCAGGATTGCCATCGTGCTTTGCGCATCGCTCTTCGCCCTCACGGAGACGCTGTAGGCAAAACCCGCTGAGCATCCCACCGTTTGCTGGAGCAATCCTTCAGAGCCGCTGAGGTTGAGTATTTGAGAGGTTTGGCGGACTCCGGCTATTGGAGCGGGACCGAGCGTAACCGCCAATGCGTCAGCCGTGCTCCATGGTGCTTGGGTGGGATCCTCGCTCCACGCCAGCAGGTTCCTGAGCGGGTCACAGAACCGGAAGCGGCGGTAAGACCCTCGCATATCGCGGTGGAAGCGCTGTAGCGTTTGCGCTTCCGTTTCGGTCAGACCGGTGAACTTCAAGTTCCACTCGACGTATTCGCCTGTCGGTAGCGTTCTCAGGTGCCAGTCGCCGCCTGGCGTCATCAGCACGGCCTGCGCTGGCTTCCACGTCCTCTCCAGTGGAAGCTGCACGCTGACCGTTCCGGCCACAAGCGGAAAGCTGGGCATCATTGCGGAACCTCCGTAATCAGAAACTGGATCGCCGCCTGTGCGACGCCATCAACGTGATCGACGACTGGCTCAGCGACCACTCGGCACGAGGAGTAGATGGTCCCGTCCAATGGATCGGTGAACTGAAATGCCGTCTGAGAGCGCAGCGCGTTCTGGGCGAAGTCAAGAAATGCGGCCTTTTCCGTTTCTTGAAGCAGCCGCAGATCGATTGACCACGTGTGTCGTCGCGTCACCGCAACATACCGTTGCTCGGAGCCATCCGCGAACTGAAACGCGCGCGTCTGGCCCGCGGTCCCACGCACGTAGGGGTATTGTTGGACCGCTCCGGTTGAGAGTGTTGGCATGGAGATCATAGGCCATCCTGGAACTCATTCAGAACATCGGCGATTCCCCGTGACTCGCTCAAGCTGCGCCTCAGCGCTGCGACCAACGCTTGCCTGTTCTCGAGGCTCGACGCCACCCCACCGCTTCGCGCTGCAACCGTGCTCCCCCTTGCCGGAAGCGAGTTCGCCAATGCACTTCCCGGCGCCAATACTCCGTTGGTGACTCCGTTCAACCCGGCGGCGCTCTCATTGATACTTTGTGGTCGCGTCCCTGTCTCGGATGAAATGCTCTCGACGATTTCGAACGCCTCTCGGCTGCTCGTTCGGTATCTGGTCGTCTGGTTGCTTGAGCGTCCTCCGCCGAACAGGCTGAGGATCGACTTTGCCGTCGTCGCGATTGGAGAAATCAGCCAGGCATTGCCCGCGACGCTGCTCCTGCCGCTGGATCCACTCTTCGTGGTACTGCTGTATGCGGTTGCTTCGAGTTGTCTTGGCAGCGAGTGCGGAGTCTCGGCGGTTCTGCTGGTGCTCGTGCTCTTTGGTAGCGACAGTTTGGATGCGCTTGCCGCGCCCCATCCGCCCGCCTGCCTCTTCGAGCCCAGAAGCTTGCGGACATACTCTTGAACCTGTGTGCGCGCCTGCGAGCTGTTCAATCCCTTGCTTGTTCCCACGCTTCGTTGCCTCCATCCGTCGTTCTTCGCTGACTACCGCCCACCGCCAACTCGCGGAGTGCACCGGAGCTGGTTCAGTTCATGCTCACTTGTGCTCCTCTACGCGCCGCGCTTCGTTTGCCAGGACGGTCATCGCATCCAGGTCTTTGGCCCACCATTCGGCCGACAGATTCACGCTGCCGCCCTGCCACATCACAAACAGCTCCAGCCACGCTTCGGAATTGCCGCTCGCGGTGCTTGCCGGACACTGGGTGGCCACCACGCCTCCGCCGCTCCACACAATTGGTCGCGCTTGTGTGGGTTCCACGCCCAGCCAACCGCAGTTGCGTTTTGTCTCGAGCCGTTGCTTCCTGCACGTATCGCAATCCCATCCGGCTGGAGACTCTCGATGGAAATGGAATGCGACGATCAGTTTTTTCTTTCGGTTTCTCCGAGTGACGTCTCTTCCGCAATCGCGTCGGCGATCTCGCGAGCCAGGCTCTCCGGCCCGTTCTCCAACAGACTTTCGACGGTTGCCGGTCGCCGGTCAATGTCCAGTCCCTCGATTGCCTGCAACGCCGTTCGGATCACCATCTCATCAATGCGCGTTTGCAGCTCTGCCGCTGCGATCTCTTCACCCGTGCCCGCCGGCGCGGCCTGATGGAACGTCGCTTCCGCAGCAAGGCGCTTCAGCCCCTGCATCAGGCGGTGCCGCCGGATCAGTGACATGCGAAGCAACTGGAATCGTACTCCTGGCCACAGCCGTGACTCCCGCCAGACAGTGCTTTCGTACATCGTGTGGCCCCCTGTGCCGTTATCCAAACGCGAAATAGATTTCGTCATCGCCCGTCCCCTGTGCTCTTGAACTTGCGAAACTCCACAACAGTCTCGTTTCGCCGTCGTCGAAACTCGGTGCCTGCGGTACGAAGGTCTTCACGTAAATGGCGGCCATGGAGCCTGGTTGGTCCCCGAGTTGTATGGTGAGCGGAATGGGCGTCTCCCTCCGCGCCGCTTCGTACAACTCCGCAAACACGCTCTCGTCCGTGCTGTAAACCTCGAACTGCACGCCAACCTCGCGCTCTCCGGGAGACAGCGCGAGCGGATACTGCGAGCCAAACTCGAAGCCGCGCGTTTGAAGATTGTTCTTTACGTGAATCCGGGCCGTCGTCAGCGTCAACACCTGAGCCCCGGAGTTACCCAGCCAGGCCTGTCCCAGGTGGCCTGGCACCGGCGCCCACGTCTGCACCTCCACCGCCGGTTCGGACGGAAACGCTGAAAGCGATCCCTCCGTCGCCTGGAACGACGCACTATCGACGTGCTCGGCTGCCGGCCCGCGGAATGTCATACGATGTTCGGTGCCGTCGACCTGAATCTCCATCTCGTCGACACCCGCGCCGCGCACGATCCGCTGCACAGTGGCGCTCGGATCCCAGTAGTCAAACAGGCTCACGCTTGGCAGGGACTTGGCTGGCGAGTAGGAAACGGAGGGGAACACCACCACCGCGCCGCTCGCTTTGGTGAATGGGGCGCAGACCAGAACGGCGGTCGAACTTGGTACGCTCTCGACGAAACGAAGCTCGCCGTTCACGCTGACCGCGCTGCCTTCGCTCAATCCGTGCGGGGCGGGGAAGTCCACCTGAAGTCCTCCACCACTTACCGTTGCCGCTTGCGCCTGTGTCTGCCGTGGCGCCCCTCCTAGCGCGGCCTGTACCATTCGCCCCGCCGCCGGTGGCAAGCTGCCGGAGTCTTGAGCCATCAGGCTCGTTTGGAACTCGTAGCCGGTCACCTTTCGGGATGTCCCGGGCGTGCCGAGGAAGGTTCTGGTCCCGGTCTTGTCCCGTCTCTTGGGTGCTGATTTCAGCGTGGCAATTGCCAGTCGCGCACCGGGAATGCGGTTCGAGGCTGTAATTGTTGGCACCACCCCGTATGCGCTCTCCAGCGCCGCGTAGTAGCGGTTGCTATTCGAAAGGACGTAATCTGTCATCTCTCTCGCTCTCCTGGTTTCTCCCCACGACATCTCGCCGGTCGGGCTGCTGCGATTGAAGCCGGCCCGAGTTCGCCGTTCCCGATCTCACGATTCGATTCCTCGCATGACTCGCAACGTCCGACCGCACCTCAGCGCTCCCAGCTCAGAGCGCACTTCACTCGTGCGGTCTGTCGGTAGTGCAGGCCGCCCTTCTTCACCGCGTCAATCTCCACCTGGTAGCCCGGCCTGAGCACCATACCCTCGCCCAGATTTCCCGCGTTGCGGTCGAATACGTCGCTCACCGCATCCACAGTCGCCTGCAACGTGTCCGTCAGTCCCTCCAGCCGGTCTTGGGAGTGAGTCACGTCAACAACCACCCGGTACGTTCCGGAAAACTCCCGGAACTTGACCTTCCCGTCGTTCTGAATCTGGTCGCAGTAGATTCGGCAAATGGGATACACGATCTTCTGCTGCTTTTCCTGCAACTCCTGCGGCACGTGGCTCACCACGGCCACCGGCGCTTCCATCGGCGATGCGACGGTTGAGTAGTTGGTCAGGCTTGCCGCCAATCCCTCCGCCGCGTTGAGCATGGTCGCCGTCTTCTGTATCACCTGTGCTGTCGGTGTTGGCATCGCTATCCCCTCGGCAGTATTCGACGCTGCCTGACCCATCCATCCGGCGGCTGGCCGTCGCCAGCTTCTCTTCCTTCCGACAAGCCACTCTCTGGCAGAGTCCATGTAGCGCCAGAGGTCAGGACACCTTCGTTTTGCTTTCGCATCGGGAGGTCGTCGTCAGTTGCAAACACATTCCACCGGTCGTCTTCCGCCAGCCCATTGGCCGCCACTGTGAATCCATTGCCGGCTGCCGCTTGTACTGCGATCAACTCCGATGGAGCGCTCTCGCGTCCTGCGGCGTCCACCCGAGTGATCGCGACGCGATAGGCTCCAGCTGGCTGGACTCCTGCGATCACCGCAACCGTAGGTGCACCCGGCTTCCTTACTGGATTGGCCACATAGGGTACGCCGGCCACGAAGTACTCGGCCTTCCTCTGTGTGGCATCCTGCTCGAAGACCTTCCACTTCTTTTCGAACCGGTCGTTAGCCTGGCTGAACGACGCATCGCGGTACAGCATCGCCAGCACGTTTGCCAGATGCCATCTTTTCAGCCGTTCGTCGACCAGGGCGTTCTGCACCGTGAGCGCGGATTGCCAGCGCAGGAAGGCGTCCACTCGATCCGTGATCCACGCCTCCGACTGCGACATCTTCGCGGTCAGGTCGATGTTTTCTTCGGACGCAACAGTTGTGACGCTACCGTCGTAGGACTGCAGATCATCCACCTCGCACCATGAGCCGTCTACAATCAGAGCCACGTCGCGCCTCCTATTTCTCTCGCTTCACCGGCGTCGGCCGGGCTGTCTCTCGTGGCACTACCTGGAACTGCATTCTCGACGCGGTCTTGGCGCGCTCGAAGGCTTCCCGTTTATCCAATTCATCCAGCCGGAATGCCTCCTCTTCTTCCTGGCTTGCCCTCCTTGCGCGGCCGTCCAGAATCAGTTGGCAGGCGTTGCGACGTGGCGTTTCGGTAATCACGCCCGCTTTACCGCCATCCCCGGTCTCCAGGCTCACCACCAATACGTGGCTTTCGGGCATCTCGGCTTCCGCCTCGTGCAATTTTTTGTAGTATTGCCGCAGATCCATTTCTTCCTTCCTTTCGCCAGTCGATAGAAAAACGGGAAGGCGGTTTGCCGCCGCCTCCCCCAATTGACGGTCTCTCAAGACTCTTGTGGCTAGTACGCTGACCGTATGAATGCGCGCCTTTTGACCGGAACCACTCTCTAAGGCCGCTTGGCTCGGATCCGAGCCGCGACCGTTAGGGAGCGGTTTCGAAAAGAATCAAATCATGCGGTCGCGGCACTAGCTTCGGACTTGGACTCCGTGCGTGTTGCGCAGAACGCCGCAACCGTACAGAATGTCCACCGTGAACTGCTGCGCCAGCGTGTTCGGCTGATAGCTCATCAGCACGCGCATGCCGAAGTTGCCGAGCTCGGCGTAATCGGCAATGGCGCCGGTACCGGGCAGTGGCTTCGGCAAGCGACGGACTGCCAGACCGATGGCCTGCCGTGCGAACGCGAGGTTGTTGCTCGTCACCGGACTGCCCGTCTTCTGCACGAACTGAGACCGGTACACGTAGAAGTCCTTCAAACGGCCGATGGCTCCGCTTTGGATGGCGTTCGCGGGCTCGCCAATCGCATATGCCTCGGTGAAGCGCTCGATCTGGCGCAGTTCCGAGTAACCGGCGGCGTCCACCACCAGATACTTCGGCTCGGCCGTTGGGACTTTCGCATTGAACAACGAAGTCTCCGCCTGGTCGATTACGGCCTCGGTCAGTGCCGTGCCGCCCGTGCCCAGCGGAGTGTTGTAGGTGAACTGGCTGTAGAGGTTGAGAAGGTCCGATTCAACCCGCTCGGCCAGGGCAACCATCGCCGGCTGCATGTACATTTTCAGCAGCCCGGGCACCGCCAGCGCCTTGGTCACATCCGGAATTGTGAACGTCGCTTCGGCGTGCGTGTTCAGCACGATCTGCGCGTTCCCCAGTGTCGGATTCTGCGCCTGAACCGAGCCCCCCTCGGCGATGTTGTTCGCCGTCATCACAGGCGGAATCGGCACATTTACCGTGTCGCCCGCATTCGCCAGCACCGCTTCGTAGTCCCGTGTAACCAGGTTGCCCATCACCAGGTTGCCCATCAAGGCCGGAAGCGCGTCGGCTGCTACCAGTTTCACAATCGCACTCGCCAGATTGGCGGAAGTAATCGTGGCCATCTTTCTCTCCCTTGTGTTTTCGTCTCAACTCGGCTGAACCCTGCGGGTCCGGCCCTATTCGCTCTTCCAGGCCTGCAGCGCGACCTGGGCGATCTTCTCTCTCACCCGCTGCAACTCCTCGGGGCTCATCCCGGGACGGATCGATTCCAGTTCGACGTTCGACCCGCCGCCGTGGTGCGGCGTCGTTGTCATCCCCGATCCGCCGGCGATTCGCGCCGGAAGAAACTCCGGATTCTCCTGGACGAACTTCGCCAGGTAATCCTTCGCCGTCACCTCGCCCTCGGCCGTTCTTGCCACCAGGACGCCGTCTGGCGTTCTCTGTATGTCGTCCTTTATCGCCTTGTGCGCGAGGTCGATCTTTGTTACGCCCAGCCGCTGCAGCTCCGACCGGATCTGCACGTTGCGGTCGCTCTCTTCCGCGAGTTTCTTCGCCTGCTGGTTCTCCTGCACCAGTTGGTTCACCTGCCGCTCAAGCTGTTCTCGTCGCTTTCGTTCTTCGAGCAACTCTGCTTTGTAGGCCGGCTCCGCCTTGCGGCGCTCCGTGGTCAGGAACTCTTCAATTACGTTGTGGATCATGCCGCGCACGTCTTGTTCGGTGCGCGGCTCCTGCGAGACGCTCTGCTGTTCCATGGGCTCTCTAGCCCTCCTTTGTCGTTCAGGTTTTCGTTCGCATCGGCCCAGGCGCTTGGCCTCGGCCCATCGGAGTCTGACAGCGGGCGCGCTCTTGAAACGGAGCCGCGGCTGTCGAAGGGCGGTGTCATCAAGCACCGTCACTCGAAGGCGGGCGTGCGACATTCTTGTGGGGCAGACCCCCTGGTCTGCGGTCGGCCCCCTGGCCGACCCCGGATTTATGGACCGGCTTTATGGTTCGACGCCGGCGTCGGTCCGCAGGCGGGGGCGCCTGCCCCACATTTTTGTCGCGCACCCCTCGAAGGCGTATTTCGCTCTGTCGTGGCACACGTTTCAGCGCAATGCCGCTTGGTTTTCCCCCCAGCACCGTGCCGCGAACGCAAGTGAGCGGTCGCGCCTCAAGTTGGCACTATTGTTGAGGAACACACACCGGCTTCGTCGTCCATCCCATCTGACTTCGGACGCTCAGCCGGTCACGGCTTCCACTCTTTCTGGTAGGGAAATGGAAGCGTCCGTCGTGGTGCCGGAGGTTCTGGTCGCTATTTCTTCACTCCCAGCGATGCATCAATCTCATCCGCGATCTTGCCTTTGATCTCCTGCCTCACGTCGCACAGATACTTTGCCGCCAGTTTCTTGAGCACCTGTGCCCGGAATGTGTCGGACCCGATCCCCATGCTCAGCAGCTTTTGTGCGTCTTCCAGCTCGCTGCCGAAGTCGCCGATGTCGAATTCATCCAGGCCCGTGGCATCTATTTGGATGGCGTCCTCTCGCGCTTCGGAGATCATCCGCAAGATCTTCTTCAACGTGTCCTTCACCCGGTCGCCGAAGCCGCGCAAGACATCCTGGGTGATCTGGTAGTCGCGCTGCTTGCTCAGTCCCGTCAACTGCGTGTTCTTGGATTGCGAACCAAGCGCTTGGTTCAGCACGTAGCACACACGGTAGATCTCTTCTTTCAGCCGATCTATGTTCTGCAGCGCGACTTCGTAAACGTGCCCTTCCGGCTCAGTCCAGCCGAACTTGTCTTGCGGGCCGAGCTGCAGGTAGTAGCTTTCTCCGACGCACTCCTGCCACTCGCGATCGCTGTATACCACCGGCATCGCGAACAGTCCCATCGTCAACGCCCATCCGAGGGCATTCGACTTGTTGAAGTGCTCCAGTTGCAGTGATGCCGCCTTGTTCATCAGCCACATCCCGTCGCCGAAGTTGAACTCCACAACGGGCACCACCTTCTGCTTGGCGAGTCCGTGCAGCCCCTGCTTCACCAGCTCCACCGGGCCGGCATGTCCCCCGCGCTCAATCTGGTCGTAGATCTGGAACTCTTCTCGCCCGTAGTAGACCCATCGCCGCTTCGTCACCCACTCTCCGGCTTCCGGCTCGTCAACCCGGCGCTCCGTCTTCAGCAGCACCCAGTCGAACTCGCCCCGTTCGTTCCGCTGCCAGTTCACCAGGCTTTCGGCCGGGTACTCGCACAGGTACGCCCGGCTCAATCCGAGCTTGTCCTCTTCGGCTCGGTTCGTTGCTTGCCGCCCGAGATCGGGGAAGTCGATCACGATGTAGCTACGCCCGGTCACCAGGGCCTCAACCGTTTGCCGGCGGAAGAAGTCGCTCAGCGTGGACCCGCGCAAGTCGCAATCATCCGCGAACTGTCCGTAGAATTCGCGAGCTCGGCCGTCCTGCCCTTCAAACGTGAGCGTCGGCTCGCGCCGGAACAATGTCGCGGCGTACCAGTCGATGATCGATCCGACGTAGTTCTCATAGAACGCCCTGTTCGTCCTCTCCAGGAACACGTCGTTCGGCTCGCGAAGTCGGGGAATCAAGTACTGTGCTGCGCGCGACGTGAGCTGTTCCCCCCCGGCGTACATGTCACGGTACTTTGGCCACACCGCGTTCAGCGCTACGTATTCGGGATTCTCTTTTCGGACATCGATCATCGTTTTGTTCCTCGCCTTCTTGCGGCAATGTAGGGCGGCTCTCCAGAGCCGCGGGGGGCCTCCAGGCCCCGCCAGTTTCTTGCTGTGCTGAAATTTGTTCGCGGTCACACAATCGGTCTTCCGCGCTCCCCATTGCTTCGCCCGCGCCCGCCGAACTCCTGCCAGATCAAGTAGCCCAGCGCGTCGGAAAGATGAGTTCGCTTTGGATCGTTGTCCTTGTCGATGTCCATCGAATCCCGGGCGAAGCTCACTTCGTCGAAGTCCGCGATCAACTCTTTGCAGCGTGGACTCACGAACAGCGTTGTCTCGCCGTCCGCGGCCTTCAGCTTTCCGTTCACCGCCCGCACTCTCAGCTGCACACTCGGATTCGCTCTCGGAATCCGGTATTGCACCGAGTGCTGTCCCTGCTCGGCGAAGAAGTCGCGGAGCATGTTGTAGTCGTTTGTGCCCGCCGTCTGCATGTGGAACGCCGACGCGTCGGCGTATACCAACACGCCTCGCGCCCACCGGGGATATCGCTTCACGAATTCTTCGCATGCGTCCAGGGTGCTCGCCCGGCTCAGCACGATCTCGTCCAAAACCCGCACAGCGCGGCCGTCCCTCTGGGCGACGATCGAACTCATCGGATTGACGTTGAAGTCGAGTGCCCAAAGCAGCGGCAACCCGGCGTCGGGACTCTGCTCCTGTATGCTCGCGTTTCTGTCGAACGCGTGATAGACCAGCCCGCTCTTCGGGTTCAGGTACTCGCCCAGGACTTCTTGCTTGTAGAACGCCTCGTCATAGCTCGTCTTCAGCCTGTCGTAGAAGTCCGGGACCTTTCCGAGCAGGTATCGATTCTCGTTCGCCTGCGCCAACACGCACCCATAGCCGTCCGTGGTTCCCCGGATGAACCGCCGGTACACCCAGTCGAAGCCCTTCGGCGTCCATACTCCGTACCCGCACAACCTCGTCGCTTCCGGATCGCGCAGTCTTGCTTCCAGCCGGATCCAGGCCTCTTCGTGCGTGTATGTCAATTCGTCGATGCCGAACCACGCCAGGTTCGTACCGCGCAGACGCTCGTAGTCATCCATCGACCGGAACAGGATCTTCGAACCCGTGTCTTCGAGCGAAAGCGTGTTCTCGGCTTTGTTCATGTCGAACGGGATCTTGTTCTCTTCGAGCACGGCCAACATCGACATCAACGTCGCATCCCGTAACATCGGATACGTTGGCGCGCCGATCAGCCCCATGCGCCCCGCGTTGAGGTAGGCGAGCTTGATCGCCTCGTGGCACAGTGCCTGGCTCTTGCCTGAGCCCACAGGTCCGGAGAACCCCTTGAATCGGGCGTCCAGGTCGTGGAATCGCCTCTGCGAGGGCAGTGGGGTGTATCGGATCTCGCGCTTCATTCAGGCTTGTCCTCGATCCACTGCACGGTCACCTTGCGATCCTTTTGGGGATTCATCTCCCGGTGCAGTTGCATCAGCCGGATCAGGTCCGCCGGCGTGATCTTGAAACTCCCCCGTGTCGCTTGCGCATCGGCCAGCCCCAGCAGCCTGTTGACCAATCGCTTTTTCCCAGCTTCCGTGAGCGGCTTGACCGGGGCGTCGATTCCATCGGAGCCGCTCGCTCCGCCGTCTTTGTCCGGGCTCCCGTTGCCGGTTCGTTGCGCCGTTACGGTCACCTCGAATCCGGCCGCCGAATCGGCTCTGCTGGCCGCGCGCCTCTGCAGGCTTTCGCTCACCGGCCTCTCACCGTCTGCATTCCTGTTCCGTCTGGTCTGGTTTGGAGTCTGGACGGCTTTCGTCGCTTCTGTTGCTCGGGTGCCGGCTCTGTTCCTCTTCGTTTCAGCCTTCGCCGCCACTGCTTGCGGCGTCGCGTTTGCTCTCTTCTTTACCCCTTCAAGTTGTCTGTCTGTCTTTGCCGCCATCGTTGCGCGCCCCCCGCACAT